GTACAACCGCTTGGCCGTTGGTGATCCTGGGGTATCCGTATTTGTGACAGTTAGCAACCCAGTCGTAGCCGAGAACGACGTACCAGTCGGTGAGGCCACGCCAGTCTGTGCGTTGTTCGTTGTAAAATACGTCCCTTCATCCGCTAAGCCGTGTTGCTTGCGGACTATTGGGATCACAATAGGCTCTCCGTAAATGCCTGCACGGATCGGCTCGCCGTCTCTCCCCCCGTCTACGTCACGCTGTGGTAGTGCCCTGCTAATTCTCGCTCTGACTAATGATTCAAATGCCATAACGCCTCCTATAGTTACTCGTCAATATCGATCAAAGGATCCCCGACGAGTAGGGAAATGCCTTTGCGTATGCGTTGCAACTCTCGTAAGATCGATCCCCCTGTCTCCTCAGTGAGAAGCGTCGATGAGATTCGACCATCGCTATCTGCAATGGCAACAATCTGCATCTCTGATGCAATCACACTCCCTGACGAAGACACCTGCTCTAGCTGTAGCGTCTTGACTTTCCTGCCGCCTGCATCGGGCTGGACCTGTACGTAACTATCGCTTCCTCCTGCCATAATTCCTCCCTACCAGTCTCGCCTTGTCGATACGTTATACTTCCCCGGTCTCGGCTGATCGTGCTTATGTTCAACGCTAGTATTGCCGTTCCATGTCTCCTTGGTACGATTAGCCACTCGCTTCTTCGTACTTGCCTCGCTCACTCCCACACTACACAGCTCGTCAGCATAATACCCTATCCCGAAATGTTGCGCTTCACCGTTTTGAACGGCTACAGAGTCAGATACAAACTTCGTAAGATCCTCAGACAAGACGGCGATACTCGCGGTATCGCTAAATCCTAAAATCGTATCACCGGCAAAGGTTGACACATTGACCGTAATAATCGGAATAGCAAGCCCGGCTTCCGTCAAGCGAACCGCGAGCGTATCAACGATTGATTGTGTAACGGCAACGCTAGGATCATCCGCTACCTGTGCCTGGGAAAGGTCTGTTGCGCTCACAGTCACGGACTGATCTGAAGACAGATCGCTCGCTACAACCGCTAGCGAATCAGAGGCAGTCAGCTGCAAGAGGAAGTTCGTCAATTGCGAAATCGATTCAGAGATCTGCACCGCACAGGCATCGACCGCGTTCAGATTGACGAAACTATTGAAGATCGGTTGCGCCGTTTCTGCAAACTGCACGGCTACCGATTCAGGGGTAAGCAGCGCTTTAAACATTGTGATGGATTCAGCGGCTTGCGCCCGTACAGACTCTACGGCTGACACGGTCGCGCTATTGGTCAGTACCTCACTACACTGCACGGAGAGACTCTCAACCGTCTTCACTGCTGTAAGCCCAAAACTCGTGGCCTCACTTGCTTGTACAGCTATGCTATCAGTGATGAAGAAGGTGAGTAGTCCACCGATGACGGCAGTTCCGTCACTCGCTCCGATCTTCAGTGAGTCACTGGCGCTTAACTGCGCACTTTGATCTTGTGGTTCTGTAACAGTTACCCTCAAACTATCTGTCGCGGAAAGAACAGTAGCGACATCGGGTACATCTTCCGGCGCACTGACGCGGCACGAATCTGAAGCAGTGAGAATAGTATTCGCAAAGATCGAACTCACGTCTACGAGGCTAACAGAGCAGGTGTCGGTAACTGAGAAGAATGAAATCGCGCTGCCGGTATTGACGGTTGAAGAGTCCGATGCACGCACGGCTACGGTATCAAGCACGCCAAAGATGCCTTGTTGATCTGACGGCTCACTAATCGTGACGCCCAGGCTATCAACCGCTGCAATACTAATAGGTACTGTCCCGCTTCCATTCAATGCAACACGAAAACTATCGCTTACTGTAATGTTCTGAGTTGCCCCCCCCCCCCCCACAAAAAGATTGGAGATAACTTCAGAAAGTGTTGTGCTCAACGCGTCAACGGACGCCACCACCACGGCTCCTGTTTGGGTATTGATCACTTCCTTGACTTCGTTAAATCCGACGAGAATCGTATCCGAGGCTGAAATAAGCGAAGCTGAAATGCCGGTCTGCTCTGTCGTAGCAACTACCGCAAGGCTGTCCGTAACGGACACGGAGAGCGTTGATCCAAACGATACTGAAGAAGCGTCACTCCCCCGTATCGAGAGACTGTCTACAGCTGGAATCGTGAACGCACCAGCAAGTTCTTCAAGGCTACCTACTGCACACGCGTCCGAGGCAGACAGCACCACACTCAGCCGAGTGGATTCGACTAGCAGAATCGGCAAGGCACGCGAATCAAACACCACTGTCTTTGAAGCGGATTCCGTGAGACCGATCGACGCTGAATCCGTGGTGAGTGGGGCTTCCGTAATGGCCAGTGCCACCATGACCGCATCATCAGCCGTTTGCGTCCATCCACACGCCACATTTGAGGTTGAAATGGTGTTATAGGTGTACCAAACAGCGGTTTGGTTCCCGAAGTCGTGCTCTAACCGATTCGTCCATCCGGTCGTTTGGGTCGTGCCTGTCACTGCGTTCTGTCCGCTGTGTCCAGCGAGTGAGACGAAGCAGGTTTTCCCTAGGAGGTTGAGCGTAGACGTAGGATTAGCTAACGAGTCTGAAGAGATAGACGGATCGGCGCTGATCCAACAGGTGTCAGCCGAGGCTGTCAGGGTTATTGCGCCCGCACGTTTGGCGACTGCATCTCCCACCGTGACGGAGACAGTCTGGGCTCCAGTTGGGATACTCTTCCCGAGGAAGTAGGTAATGACGGTGCCAGCCTCTCCACTGCTCTTGGCGTTGACCGACACCAGCTCCATAGCCACGCCGCCATAGGTAACACTGGATACTCCATTCGTCCCACCGTTTTCGACAATATCAACTCGCACCCCTCGCGGTGTGCCAACTGGCGTATGCGTCCAAGACAGCGTACCCGTCCCTTCCGCTACCGACGAAAAGGCATCGAAGGCAACCGCCATTTAGCTCGTTTCCTCAACGATATTCACACGCACAAGATTTGTGCTCGATTCAGACATGCCAACAGACGAGAGGTCAGATCCTGACCCCGGGTTGGATCCGCCAGATGCTTTAAACCCTGCCGCTGCAATCGACCAACCGCCAGAGGCAGCGGTATAGTTTGCGGCATACGTCCCAGCCGCCCCCGCATCGAGATCGTACATGGTGGATTCATACTGATACCATGCCGTCTCGTTGAGCTCCGTATAGTTCGCGCCCACTGCCGGGTCAGAAAATGACTCCAGTACCGCAAAGATCGCTGAGTTCGCTGATCCCGTCGTGACGTTCACTGTTGGATTCGTAGAGGCGTCGCTGAAGGCATTCCCAGACCCGTCGAGCGCAATGCCCCCATTAGACCCATCATGGAGTTCTTGGAGGAACACGTAACTCGGCACGGATCCGCTAAAATTGACCGTGATGGTTTTACTCCCTCCGCTCGTCACCGATCCAAGATAGGCCATCTGCGTTGTAAATTTGTTCGTATTAACCGACGGCGTTCCTATCAGGGTCATATTGGATTCACCAGAGACGGTGATGCTAGAGATCGTTTCCCCGCTAGTCTGTTGCCACTCCACAAGAGCGATTACGCCGCGCCCTGCGGTGAGAACATACGCGCCTGGGGCGTTGGTCGTTCCGTTTGCGGCTGCGTGAACAAGTGTGGCGCCGAGCGTCATTGCCATTGCTTACCTCTTGATTAAATAGAGCCCGGTTGGAGCACTTGGGGGAGTCGTATCGCTACTGCCGCCTTCAATCTCCGTTGCCGCTCCGATGCGTTGTCCGGCGTCCGTTGACCATGCCGCCATCAGATAATGTGAATACGATGCAAACCCAGCACAAGGCGTAGCTCCATTCGTGGACCTGAAAAAATTGATCGTCATCGTGTCGATCGGATCAACTGGATGCAGCCCAGTCGTTTGGGTTGTTGTCCAATTATTCCCGGTCCCTGACATAGTTTGCGAAGTATCCAATACCAAGAGTTCAGAACCGTTGTCGGTCACGTTCTTGATGTACATCTGCCATGTGGTCCCCACGCCAGATGGAGACGCGTTACGGGTAACGATTTCAATTCGCCACCACTTACCAAGAAGGCCACTTAATGAGGGACCATTCTGTGCATTCCCAGGTCCAGGCCCATTGCAACAATCAACTGATTGATTAGAATTTAAAGCAGTGTTCACGTCATAAATAGTCCAAGTTCCACCTTCAAACGTGAACATTGGCCCTTGGATGAAGGGCCCACCGAATTGAGCCAGCTTGTTGGCGTTGCAACTATCCCCGGAATTGCTCTGTGAGTTATAGGTTGACGAGTAGTATTTATAGAACCGCACTGCTCGCCGTGCCGTTGGCGTTCCATTTGCAGCCTTGTGCCCAAGAAATGCGCCAGTCGTGGTACTCGCACGCAGTACGGCTGTGTTCGTATGACCAGACGGCAGGGCCGTCACGTCTTCCCCGCTGGTGACGCCGGAAAATGTCTGTCCGCCGCCCGAGGCGATCGAGGCGTTCGCGACGCCATCAAACCCCCCGCATTGCTTTGTCGGGCCATCGTTCAGTGTAAAATGCTGACTATCGACCGCTGTAATAGATGTCGTATTCATTGATGTCCCGCAAATGCAGTTCGCACCAAGTGCGGTACATCGCGCTTCGTTGGCGGCATATGACGGAGCAGACAGGAACAAGACCACGAACCAGACTGCAAACGCTAGGGTTGCTCTCATACTGCCCTCCTATACCGACTGTTTTAAAACTCGCGTCTTCGGCACACTAACTGACGTTGACACTTCCCCTGAAAACGTACTTTCGTTGCCCGTCGCATCGTAGGCTGTCACACCAAAATAATATGTCGTTCCATCTAACAACCCTGAGATTATCTTACTGGGTATTCCTGTTGACCCGTCACCTGACAGCCCAACCCCGGTAGACAGCAATGAATAGGTCCTACTGGCTGTACCGTAGTAGATGATATACCCGGCAAGATCACTCTCACTGTTCATGGCCCAGGTTAGTTGCTTGCTGGTGTTATACGGCATGGCAATCCACCGCCTCAGGAATATCGTTTAAGTAAATCCTATCCTCTTTCGTGCAGACAGTTTGCTGGATAGGGATTGTATACGGCAACTCAATCCCGCAACGGGTACAAACGCATCGACCGTCATAGTGAAGTCCCTTTTGGTGTCTTGTCCATGGTTGCGTAGTGAATGGCATAATATCGCTCATTCTCCCGTACTGGCTTCGGCATGGGCGCCGCAATAGTTGCACTTCACAGGCGAAGGCCGCTTACACGTTGCCAGAGTACCGCATTCTTGCTCTTGAGATACACGCGTAGTGCATTGTTGGCAAATCCTATTCTCTGACCCATTATCATCCTGACACCATGGGCACCACGCCATATACTCACCCGTTCCTCACTTCCGTGCACAATACCGCATCTGCCCTAGGCCCGAGTGATAACGACACTCCATCAAGACAGATCGTTCTCTGAGGTGGTATGAGCCGTGGTAGCTCAATCCCGCATCGTGCACAAAGGATACGCCCATCAGGGTTAAGCCAGCTTTCATGCTTCGTCCATTGCTTCATGTAATCAACCGTTCCCCGCATCGGCAGTTGGGGTGCAAAGGCGGTCCATTCAGCACCTCACCAAATACATTCACGTTCCCAAGGTCAGGGCTTTCATACACACCATTGAACGCTACTTCTTGATCATCCATTGGCTTGCATAACTCGCAGGTACGTTCATCGAAGTGTGTCCGCCAGACGCGCCTAGCCGTCGACCGATCGAATACCCCTTGATTCGCCGCTTCATTCCATAACGCTCTTTGCCCAGCTACTTGCGCCTGGATAATCTCCGTCCTAGCAATCGTATCCGCTCGTATCCGCAGAAGCTTGGCACTATACCGCTCCACCTTCCCATCAAGCTTCTCTCCCGTCACGCCTGTGCCGATAAGATCGGCCCGGTAGTTCATCACCGCCATGCTGTATCGCTCGGTCAATCCGATATGATTGCGTATTTCCTTCGCCGCCGTCTGCGCCGTGTACTTTCCTGAAACAGCTTCGGTAATCACGCTACGGATGATCTTCCGAGCGTCTTCCTTGTAGCTTTCAACAATTTGTGGGAGTTTACGGCTGGCGTAATTCACAGCATAGGGGTTGATCATGTCAAACCGGAGCTTAAATTTAGCCCCATCCATCACGGTATACGCCACCGCGCCACCAGCAAGAAAGCCTGCCTTCAAATCAACTGCCAGCTCTCCATATTTCTCTGACCATTCATTGATCTTCAGGGCTAGCGCGGCTTGTGAAATATTGCCAGACTGGACTGAATTCGCCAAGGCTACAAGGTCTACGCGATCTTTCGTTGCTTGCACGGCAGCAAGAAACCGTTTCCGCAATTGCGGCTCTAAGCGTTTGGCAATGCGCTCAATGGCCGTATCGACACCAGCCGCTTTTCGTTGGCGCAAAGCCTGTTGCACTAGCAAGAGAGGTGTCACTATAGCCCCCCGGCAATCTTGTAGAGCCTCTCTAAATCTTTGTCGTTCATGCGCTTCAACGATGCAGCAATCTTTTTCGGCTCATCATTGCTGGTATCGTCTGATTCATTTGGTTTCGGCATGGTCACGCCAGGCTGTCCGTCTGGTATATAGTCCTCTGGTGCATCTTCCGTTTCCTCAAATCCATTCTCTAAGGTTTCGTTAATCGCCTGGAAGCGCAACTCGCCTTCTTTCCCTCCGATAGGCGGCAACCCCTGAAGCTTCCTCCATTCATCCACCGTAATGGTGGAGGGCTTCGCTTGGTAGGCTTTCAGGGTGAACTCTCGATCTTCCTGTACCGGAGAATCGTAATCAAGAATTAATCGCTCGTCATACTCAGGGACAATCTTTTGCTGGATTTCACTGCGCCAAAACTCGGCACGCGGCTCGACCACTAGCTTTTGAAACGCATAGAACGCTCCATCGATCGTGGATCGGTTTGAATTCTCGATCACCCCTAGGATTTCAGGGTTAATCCCGTAGGTCTGGAGCGAGGTATCACGGCTATGGGCACGTAACTCATTCAATTGGAGATGCTGGAAGTTCTGGGTAAACTCATGGATACCGACTTCTCTGGACATGAATTGTGGGCGAAAGGCACGCCAGAAGCCTTGCTGATTATCTAGCCACTTCCGCTCCAGTGCTTTAACTTGATCTTCCCCCATGTTATTCATCTCGCCCTTAGGGAAAACCACGAAATCCGGCTGAGCGCGGTTAAAGAAAAATTGCTTGATATGCTTGGCTGCATACTCGTCGCTTTCCATTTCGTCGGCTAGCGCTTGCGCAGTTCCTGATCCACGCCCATACGGATTTGCTGGGTCAGGGTCTTTAAACCATACAATTTCACTATCAGGAATTTCCCCTTGCCAGGCCCGAAAGGACACTTTGTAGACACGGTGCGAGAGGGTAGGCGTATCAATCACCCAGTACGTTGGTAACGGCCAGAACGCGATGGGAGCACCTGCCGTATTGCGTTCTTTCATCCAAAATGTCTCACCCACAAGATCCATGTGAGATGAACTGACCTTCCAGCATGCTTGCCCGGACAGCATAGGATTCCCATTACGTAACGCATCGAGCAAGATATGGTCGTCAACTTCCTTTACCTTGCCAACATCCATTGCATCACGAATCGCCGATTTCCTCCGCATCCCCTCCATACGTTGGAGCCGTACATTCCTACGCGCTCGATCACGCCCGAGTTCGTCCTTCCCGCCAACCTCGTAATACAACCGCCAATCCAGCATAGATACAGCAGACGCGATACGGCTAACCGGCGCACGCGCCCATGGCATGGTGTTATAGGTATCGAGGAATTGTTTCCCTTGTCTCTTTGGTGGCTCTCCCCCTACAGACGGCCACATGCCCTTGAGGAGCGAACCAGCTAATGACCCTTCGCGCACGTCCAGCGAGCCTTTTATGATCTGAACAACTAGCGCCGCACGCTGTCCCCAAGAGAGTTTCATAATGACTCCTTACGTAGCCACCCACTCATCGAGTTTCTGGTTGAAATACCGCCATGCAATATTAATATCTGGTCGAAGTGCAAAGCCGAGGTAGAAAAAGGCGAGTGCCGTCATGATCTTGCCATGCGTATTAGCAGAGATGTACAACGCCAACACAATAAATAGCGCCACACGCGCTAAAGCAAAGTAGGTTTTCCCACTCATGCCCTAGTATACTACCACTTGCGTGATTCAGTTAGGTATTTCTTTATTCCTGTACCAATGTCAATCCAGCATCCACAGTCGCCTGAGCACTCACGGCGAGCACCCCATCCGCCGCCCGTAATGCGATGACCCCATACCCGCTGACGCGCACAATGACATCCGGCCCAGCCTCTTCCAACGTGACCAGCTTTTCTGTTCCGTCTGTTGCGACGAATCTCATAGATCCTCCATGGTTATTCGACCTTCTGTTCAACTACTAACGCATCCCCCTCCCATCTCCACCGCTTACCTTCCATGTGCGTCTTCATCCTAAGGGAAGTCGCATCTGGAGAAATATCCACCACCTCCCGCGTACACACTTCCCAAACTACAGGGGGATCACATTCGATGTATTCTGATTTCGGGAGAAGATGCATAGGTGACTTCACCCTATCTGCGTTGAGCCCATATACACACCAATCTGTAGCAGGATTAGGGTAGTAGCTATCACCACGCCATGTTATTGCCTCGTCAATCTTTACCACTTCCCACACAGGTGCATCTTTGCTGTATTTGCTCTGGACCCACATAATGCCCTCACTCGTACGATATATTAATAGAAAATATAACGTTCGTCACAACTCACTTATCAGCCTCAACGCCTCATAGAATTCCTCGGTATCGTCTGGCTTAATGCAGAGCATGCTATAGGCATCAATGCCGTTATCAGACATCGCCCCAATTTCATGCTCGTCCCCTTCTGGCCCTTTATTCCAATACTGTATGGCACGCTCGAAATATTTCTGCCGTGCAGTCATTTACCACTCCCCTGGGAACACAACGCCCCGTTCCTGGACATGCTTTAATGCTGATTCATTAGCTTCATCACGCAAGGCCTGTTCTTGCTCTGGCGTGACAACTGTACCGACGAGATCCATCGACCGGCCACCAGTCAACTTGTTGTAGGCTCCTGAGCTGGCGTCTACTTGGTCCATATACCCTGACCCGTTTGGCACGTAATTATGCAACTCTGACAGGTACGCTTCATTCCACGGACCTGCTACGAGGCTTACATTCATCGCCTGCACCATCCCGATATACGGCTTCGCCCGCACGTATTTATCGCCCCTCACCCGATCGGCAAAGCAGGCAAATCCTGGCAGGGTGTTGATGATCGTATTCCGTGCGCTTTCCTTCCCTCCCGATCCTGGCTCTTGCTCGACATACACCGTCACAATAGATCCATCTAACTCGGCAAGCTGTCGAATCATCCTCTCTCGCTCAATCTCGGCTACCTGATCGCGCCAGACATGCCCAACATAATACCGCTTGGTCGTAGGGCTAAACCCCATCTTCACTCCAACACTGTAGCAGGCTAACGGGTTTTCATCACGGCTTGTCCCAGCCTTATCATGATAGCGTACCCATATCGTATCCGCCGGAGCAACATCAACGATTTCAAACCATGCGCGGTTGAACACATTCCCGGCCATAGGCCTAGCGTTCCAGTTATGGTTCATCAACCGTTCGCGCTCAACTTTTGGAAGCGCACGCAACTTAGCCGCATAGCCTGGGTCAACTTGCTTAAGAATCACATTCTCAGCAAGCTTCCCCTCAATGAACGTAAATGAGATCGCATCCTCAGGGTTGATATATGGAAGGATCTTCAACAACTCTTCTTTACTGCTAGCCCACACAAGGTCATCGCTTTTATCGTCTCGGTAGAACCACCGAATTATCCCGTCACGTTCAGGAATAATCATCCCGGTATCCCGGTCAATCCACCATTGGATGAGTTTATGCACCCATCCACCTACCGCATCGTCGGCAGGAACAGGGTTTGCGGTTGCCCGAACATAGGGCCTGACTCCGCACGTACTGCGCATGCGAGACCACAGATGCCAGAAGATCGTTGATGTAAAGTGCTCGACCTGATCAAACCCAATAAACGCCGCCTGTGCCCCGTCATAGCCAAACCGATCCTTATCATACTGGCAATGCCCGAACCTGATTGAGGTGCCCCTCCCCCATCGCCACGTCAGATCAATCGGCTTGCCCCCCATCTTCGGATAGAGCTTGAACGATTCATCCCACATGGCCCCAGGATTGGTAATCTCAGGAGCAGTTCTACGCAGCACCAACGCCCTCCACCCGTCACGTTTGTGGTGCCGTGCCGCGTCCATCATCAAGGCCCAGGTCTTTCCTGGTCCGGCCCCGCCGCCCACGACGGCAATATCGGCAGGGCAAGACAGAACTTTTACTTGAAAGCCTGGTTGCGGCCCAATGCGAATAATCCTGTTAACTTGGTCAGTCTGCATCGGCAATGCGACCATTGTCGGGAATCTGCAAGACCGAATCATCCTGCCTTGTATCGGTGCTAATCACGATCGGCTCATTCGTGCGTTGATTATCCGGCATGTAGAAATGGTAGTGGTAGGACTCGCCGCTGTCCTTCTCGTCTTTCTCATAGAGTTTGTAGTACTTCGCTAGCAGGTCTAGAGCAGATACTTTTGGCCAAAATCGTACTTCCGTTGTTTCCCCGATCGCTTTCTTGCCGTCCTCTCCGTCTTCCCATTCAGTTGTCACTTTCACGCTGGCGATTGATGCTGCCGTATTATCGTCAAGATCAACAATCGGTAAGAGCCGCCCGTCTGGATCAAACAACTTACGTGGATCGCAAAATGCCACCCTGGCCGCCTCACTTAACACCTTGCGTTTGCTGAGGATAATATGAGAGGCCGATTGATCCATCAGCTCTGTCAAGCGACGACACACGTAAGTATCACGTAACAGCCGATTCGCTGTCACGGATGCTGAATTGCTGTTATCTTTCTTGGTCTTACAATCAAACCCGGCATAAACTACGGCTTTTTCTCGATTCCCGAACTTGAAGTAATGCTGCGCAAACTTTTCCTTACGAATATCGCCTTCTGCATCATGGGCAGAAGGGATAGGTTCTTTTCGTGGAGCCATAGTAAATTAGTGCGGTTTCTTGCCTGGTTCGGTCGTTATGACGGCTGCCCCTCCCACCGATCAAGATACGCACCGGCTAAGAAGTTATCAATTGCTTGATAGTCTGGATCTTTCGGAATTAAAGCGGTAGCACATAAATCCTTTAGCTCTCGCTCCATTTCAGACGCTTGCTGCATCATAGTTTCATATTTAATCTGCCCTTGCCTCACAGCATAGCAATATGCCCGTGCCTCTTCAGGCATAGGCAACGAAAGCTTACCCGTCTTTGCGTATTCAATACCCTGAAACCCCAATCGAAGCATATGCATAGCGTATTTTGTGTCATACCCGAACTGAGAAACATACTCTGGTCTTGGGGTGCCGTGCCGCCCTCCACGTTCTCCAGTAATGCGTTGTCGCTGTGCTGTCAGATAACCAAGAAATGCCCGCAGCGCATGACGTGATACAAACAGCCCAGCTATCCCTTGAAGCATCTCTCCGCGAGGAAGGCAAACGGTAAGATGTTCCTTGGGGACATAGAGCAAGAGTAGAATAGTAGGATTGCCAGCTAGTGCTAACCGGCAGAATTTTCTCAAGCTGTATACCGTCAAATCAAGATCACCATGCCCACTCTTTACACCTTCCGGCTGAGATCGGTATGTCCACTGCTCAAAATACTTGAGCCCTAATACACATTGCACCGGCTCAATGCATACCCCCATCTCATCACGATCATCTTTCCCTGGCACATTCAACCCATGAATAGTTGACCCGACTAGACCACGCAAAATAGTATTCGGCTCAGCAATTTCACGATCTGTCATAATTCCACCTAGTATACTCCACTGCCGTATGATTTTAAACGAGTAACGCCCCTTTATACCGCACATTCCCATGCGCACCATCTTTCAGATCTGCCTTGCGCCGCTTCGTCAAATAGGCAATCCGGCACCCGTGACACAAGCCGATTTCGCGTTCCCCGCCTTGGTGCGAATAGATCTTGGATCGCGGATGGAGCCCACACTCTCGGCACACCATCGGGTCACCGACCTCTTGCCCATCTGCCCTGACTGGCTTCCAATGCGGCCGGGCACCACAGTTCACGCAAATAAGCTCCTCACAGCGAAGCGCAACATCGTAGGACTGTACAACGAGTCCTTGGCACTTGTAACACCGCTCACCCATTGGCTAGTCCTCCCCGTTCCAATTTAACCACAACAGCCCACCGATCGCTACCGCCATCAGCCCTAAAATGAGATCCATTATTTCGCACGCTCCTTGAGTTTAGAGAGGACCTTCGTGAGGGCGACACGATACCCCACTATGCTCGCTGACTCGATCTGCTCACGTCTACGTAAGTTTCGCACCATCCGCATCACCGCCTTGTGCTCCATGCGAAGAAGGTTGGCTATGTCTGAAAATTTCAGAGTGACGTGTGTGCATGTGGCTTTATCGTGCCCGAAGAACGCTTTTTTAGCTGCCCGCCCCCATCGATCAGGCTTCTTTGGTTTCATTCTTCCACCTTGCCCATTCCTCCGCTAATTTTCTGGTCATAAACTCCGCAACAACCGCATAGGGCACACCATCCACAAGTTGGGAGACTGGATAGGTGCCTGTCTCATCGTCAAACACCCCCACGCGCAATGTACCATCGATTTTAATAGGCTTGATCTTCTTCATGATGGCTCCTTTAAAACTCTCCACACCACACAAAAATGTTTGTAGATGTCGCCTGCATACTGTTCTGGCCTTGCGAGTACATGCAGGAGTGTACTTTCTGCGGCACCTCTCAGCCAAGCCTCTCTCTGCTTGGCCTGCTCTAGCTCATCCTTGAGCTGGGCATTTTCTTGTTTTAAGTGCCTCAATATCTCCAGTTTAGCTTGTTCAGTTACTTGTATTTCCATCATCCTCTCCAAAGTGGTCGGCCCAGGGCCGGATTTGCGATACCTCAGACTTTTCTGAAGCACGCTTGGCTTTTCTAGTAATCAGATCAAGCCAGTCCTTAAAATATTCATAACTCTCTGCGCTCATTTGACTTGGCCATTGGAGAATGACCTGGCCCTCATCTAGAGTGAAGGTGTCTTGCTTCATGCCAGCTCTCTGCTGAATAGGTTTATGGGAGGACTGAATGTTACTTTCTCCTTCATCTTCTGACTGCCTTTGCGATTCTGGCTCTCCATAGACACCAGACTTTAGCAGTTGCGCTTTAGTGGTCAGCCTAGGGTGGGACTCGAACCCACACTCTCCGATTATGGTCGGCGTGTTACCACTACACCGCCTAGGCCAACCGTGTTTTGTTACTCAGCCATCGCCTTCCGTCTCTCAATATAAAACGCCCATGCCGCGTCTTGCTCATCTATCTGGTCCTGAGTCAATGGATAGTAGGTGTTTTCATCCATGATCATTCCTCCTTGGTTATTTACTATCCTTCAGCCGTGCCTTGAGCCTATCCATCTCATCCCGTTGGAGCGTGATCAGTACCCGCTGATCGGCGTCATGGTCGGCAATGCGTTGAGCCCATGGCGAGAATGGTTCATCCTCAACGACATCATCCGCGATTCTAAGCGCCAACAAAAATTCATCTCGGTTCACCGTACCACCTCCCTATTTCACCACCATAAACACAAGCGCACCAACCGCAATAGCTGCCGCCGCCCATCCGGCATTGCGCCAAAATTCCATATCCTCTAGTTTCTTCACATCTTCAGCGTGTCTTGATTCGAGCGCTGTAATTAACTCCTCGCTCACCTCTTTGTAGTGTTCTAATGGGATAATGTATTCCCCGGTCACGCGAATCTCTTCCTTCCTGGCATCATTAGCCTTCTGGTAGAGGCCAAGTTGTGCCTTCACATTCTTTAGCTCTGCCGAGGTTTGCTCAACGCGCTGGATCAACCCGGCGAACTCGTCTTGATCCAGGCAGACTTGAGCCGCAAAGGCGGAACTACTAAAACCTACTACTATGGACAGAATTAGGGCTTGGCGGATCATCGCAGCACATCTTCGTTATACGGTAGCTCTTTGAGTATCAATCCACAATAACAACAATATGACATCTTATTATCGCTTGGGGAGCCTTCGTCTATGCGGAATCTCCTGCGGCACGTTGTATCCCATGCGTCATCAGTGTCTTGCGACCATGTGCATACGTCATTCATCGCAGCACCTTCACTGTCTTCAACCCTAGTCCCATCGCACGATCCATCAATTCCTGCTCGCCTTTGATCGGTTTGATCGGTTCGGATACCAACGCGGTTTCTACCGCCTTCTGAATGTCCTGATCAGCATTCAGCGTATGACCTTTGGCTTTGACAACATCCGACTTCAGAAAGAGCAGGTTTTTACGAACATCGACTATTTCTTTCTTTAAACTTTCTATCCGACTATTAATCGCCATCCAGTCGTCTCGGTCTTGCTTCTTCAACCCGTCAAGCTCTGCTTTTATCGCCGTAAGTTGGTCTGCTTGCGTGGCACCGCGTCCACCGCCTAGCCAATACGTCATGCCAGCAGAGAACAACATGGCGGCTACGACAATTAGGACCGGTCTCAGTTTCATCATGGTCGATCTCCTTTACTCTGCAATCGGACAAACCCTAGCTCCAACGCTCTTCGACAAAGTTGCCATGAACTGGAGACGCTCAATTTAATACCAAGCGATCGGCGTATCCCTGCTACACGCGAAACACTAACCCGAAGCTCTCGTGATATTTCCTTGGTAGATAGCCCTAGCCAAAACAAATCAAGTACTTCTCGCTCTCTTAACGTCAACGGTTTATGCTGCATTGGTTCCTTTTGAATTATCACGGTTCCTTCCTTCCACGTATAATGAAATCCCATGCCAACACCGCTATCAGAACTACCCCAAACAGTAGTAGCCCCGTCGCCGCCAGATCCTCAACCCATGTTATGAAACTCGCTTGATCCACATTGATAGAATACCTCTTTTATAGATAAAGGAAAGCAAATTCTATTTTATGACACCGTGCTCAAACCAGAGATAGACCGTTCGCACCCAGGCCCTATGCCACAACTCTCGTTTTTCGTCCTCTGTGAGTTTTCCTATCCGTCCATCTATCATATCATGGCAATGCGTACACACAGCAGCAACGTACATATCATGAGCCTTCAACCCCATACCCTTCCCGTACTCCTGCCAGTTCGCATGCGCCGGAACGGTCTGCCCGTACTTCCCGCACACTTGGCAGTCAAAGTCTTTGACAGATGCCAACAACTTCTTGCTACGGAACATTACGACCTCACTGTGACAACCGGCTTAATGATGTCGCCTTTCAACATAGCCCAATCACCATAAAGAGCGGAATCTGCCACGGACATCAACCCATACTCCATCGCGCGATAGGTTATCTTCATGTCCTCATCCGTTAAGGCGTAACAGATATTTTCACCGCCTGGATGAAATAAGGCTCCGCGTTCAGCTGTTTGTTGCAAGAATAAACTCATGGCCTTTTGATTCGTTTCCTCATTGCTATAGGTAAATTTAAAGCGAGGCTTCACGCTGTATCCATCGCAGACTGCGCTGGCATTAGTAAGGCGCGCAAGGCTATTGAAATCTTCTTGTAACTCCTCCCCCCTCTTCCACATCATCTCAATCACTGGCTCTGATTCGTACACGTCCAGCACGGCGTTCGCAGCGGCAAGACTTACAGCATTTCCTCCAAACGTCCCGCTAATCAATTCAGCGTGCTGCATGTATTCACGTTTCCCGCATAGCATCCCAATCGGTAAGCCGTTCGCCATACCTTTCCCGTAGGTTGCCAGATCCGGCGTGACCCCAAAGTATTCTTGCC